GATTTTCCACCTCCAATATTTACATTAACAGTAAAAGGATATTATGGAAGATCTTTAACATATGAATTACACCTTGTCAATCATAAAGAAAAATTTAATGCAAAAACTGGTAATTTTACAATTAGTGCTGATTTTATTGCAATGACATTTGCACCATTAACAGATATTTTATTTAAATATATTATTAATTTTTCAAAAATGAAAAAAAATGAAAATATTAATTCTAATATAGCAAATCCTCCAACATCAACATATGAATTAATTAATAAAATAGAAAATTTATATGATAATTTAAATGAAACAGTTCAAGCATTAGATGAAAATAAAAAATATGAAAATTCGCAGCAAAAAATAAATAATTTAAATAATTTTTTTGATGCAGTAAGAATATTTAAAAGTGAACAAAATATTTCTGTACCTGATAGTTATAGAAATGTAAATAATTTAGTTTATTTAATTTATGATCCTGATAAAATAAATGATATTGGATATGGTAATTTATATGAAATAAAAAATATAACAAATTATGATGAATTATTAAAAAATACTGAAAATGATTCTTTTGTTGATGCAAATAAAAAATTTTATTTAGCGATAAAAACTAAGCAAAAGCAACAAAATGTATACCCAATTATTTCTGATGATACATCTAATAATTTTACTAATTTAAGTTTAAAAACAGATATAGATAATGAATTATTTTTATCATTAAGTAATATAAAAAAAGATTTAATTGCAACAGCTAGTAGTTTAATAACAAATTTAAATGATAATGATATAAAAGAACCTGAAAATTTACCTTTAGGTGGTTCAATGAATAATAATGATAATTATGTTGGAATTGATATTAGTAATTTGTATCAAAAATTATTTAAAGAAAAAATAAGTCAATTTAAAATAAAATCAGATTCACAAAAAGAATTATTACAAAAAGTTAATACTATTGTTGAGGGACAATTAGGAATGAAACCAACAATATATAATATTTTTAAAATTATTTGTGATGATATTGATTATTTTTTTGATAAAATAAGACAAACATCAATAGATGCTGAAGAACATCACGAAAAATTTAAAGAATTAATATTGGGATCTAATATAAAAGATAATACAGAAAAAATATATCCTTTCCCTTTATTTATTGAGGAAAAAACGGAAAATTGTGTAAAAACACAATCAAGAACATATCCTTTAGATATTTCTAAACAATTAGGTAGTGGAAATGAATTTCCTGAATTAAAATTAATTGAAGATTTTATACAAACATTTTTAGAAATTCAAAAAGATGAATTAGTTAAAAGTATGAGAATAAAAGAAGATTCTCAAGGTAATATAAAATGGATACCAATAGCATCGTTAGATAGTAAATTATCAAATATTAATAAGAATTCTCCATATTATGGTATTGATGATAATGTAATTAATGAAAATAGTGGTGGAGGTAACAATAAAATTTTTGAAATTTTATTAAATAGATTTTATGTATTATCACAAGATATTTATTATAATGATTTTTATGATAATAAAAAAAGTAATGATATTATTGAATATTATGCAAGTGCAGAAGCTGTTAATATTGCATCTTCATTAAAAAATAAAAATTTTGTAGATAATATTTTAACTCAAATACAAAAATATAAAAATGATATAACAAGTTTTTATAATTATTTAAATAATTTAAATACTGTAAGAAATACTACAGCAAATATTAATTTAGAAAATACTAATTATTATATTAATAAATATGATGAAAATTATATTCCAGTATCAATAATTCAATATAGTGATATTAAATTAAGAACAGATAATGAAGATAATGATACACCTGTTGGTAATTTTATGCAAACAATAATACCTAAAGGAATTGATAAATTATTTAATATATCAGGAAAAAATAATTTATATAATTTTACAACAGATAATTTATTAATAATTAATGATAGTAATGTTAATGGAAAAGAATATGAAAGTAGATATTTATTAGATCTAAATAATACTAATTCTTTAGCATCTAAACAAAATTTTATTTTATTATGGAGTGTTGCTTTAGAATTTAATGATAAAATTTTTATAAATATATTAAATGATCCATTAAATATTGATTTTTCTATATTATTAATTAGTTCAACTTTTGGTAGTTCATTAAGTCCTTTTACTGATATAAATAAAATTAATAGTATTGTATTTAATACACCAGCATTAATAGATGTCCCATATTATATCATATTATATATAAGTAGTATAATTAAATTAGTACAATCAAAAAATAGTACCATTGAATCTGAAAAAAAAATGTATAATGAATATTTAAATTATTATGATAAAAAATTATTTTTTACTTATATTATACAATTTGATATTAATTATTTTGAAAATTATTTTTCTGAAAATGATAAAAATATATTTTTAAGTAATTATAATGAATTTATTCAAACAAATGGTTTATTTTATGATATTAAAGAAGTTTTAAATCAAATATATAATCAAAAAACAACAGATAGTAATTATTATAATGATGCACTATCCAATAAATATTATGAAAATTTTACAAAAAAATTAATTCAAAAATATATTATTACAAATTATAATCAATCTATATTTTCAAAAAAGAAAAAAAATGAGATAAAAAAATATTATACATCTTTAAATATTTTAAATACATCATCTGATAATAAGCAAATCAATGATAATTTTTTTACTATATTTTTTAATAAATTAAATAGTGAATTATTAAAACAAAAAGATAATGTAAAAAATATTGAAAATGAATTTAAAAAATCAGTTGATGATGATAATATTTGGAATCAAACATATTATTCATTTAAAAATATATCAGATAAATGGATTTCAGGATTAAATAAAAATATTAGTGGTTATCCTTTTAATGAAAATGGTGAAACATTAATAAGTAAATTTGCTTTTGTTGATAGAGCAATGAATCCTATTGGAGATATTATAATAAATCCAGAAGAATTATTAGATATGAAAAATGATTTAGATATAAATGTATTTACTGTTATGTCAAGATTATTATCTAAAAATGGATTTGAATTTTTTCCATTACAAAATTTTATGTCTTTTAGTAATGATTCATGGAATAATACATTTAAAATTTACTCAACAGATGAATCAATAAGCAAAGATAATGTTAGTGCTTTTTATGTTTGTATGTATATTGGCGGAACTTCTAAATATTTAACAAATACCAGAAATGGATTTGTAAATGATGGTATTGTTGATTTAACAACAGAAGAATTACCAGATTTTAATAGTGAAGAATGTGCTAAATTACCTGTTGAAAAGGGCGGTGGTGATAATCAAGAAATTGATAAAAATAATTATAAATTAAATTTTCCATATAGACAAGTAAGAGCATTTAGAATTAGATTTGGAGAACAAAATCAATCCTTTTTTACTGATATTAATATTGATAGTAAAGAATATCCTGAAACAAATGAATCATTAGCAATATTATCAAGAATTGCAGGTGATAATAAAAAACAATCTCCAATACCTAAAGGTCAAAATTTATATAATATTTATGAAAATAGATCATATCGTGCCCAAATTGAAATGCTTGGAAATATGATGATACAACCAACACAATATTTTCAATTAGAAAATATTCCAATGTATTCAGGTGCATATATTATATTAGATGTAGAACATAATATATCATCAAGTAATTTTATGACAACTAAATTTAATGGCGTAAAAATTTTAAAATATCCTATACCATTAAATAGAGAATCTGCTGTTATTGCAGGTATTGATACTGGTTCAAGTGATAATACTAATAATGCTACTACAACAAGTAATAATATTTTTGCTGCTGTAACACCTGAAAATGCACCACCTGAAGCACAATATAATAGTATGTATGAATTATTAATTTAATTTAAATATAATAAAATAATATAAAATGCCATATAAACCATTAACAGAAGCAGGTAAAATTTTTATAAAAAAAATTTGTGAAGGAAATAATAATTCATTATTAAAAGGTGTAAGTTATTATAGAGGTAAACCAGTTGGATTACCTTTTAGTAATGAAGAAAATAATCCTAAAATATGGATTTCAAACAGTAAAGATCAATATAAAAAAAATATTGTTACAAATGAACAATTAGGAAATGCAATAATTTATTGGTTTGAAAAATATTCTAAATTATATGATTTAGATAGTAATATTATATCAGCACAAGCTTATCAAGAATCAAAATATAATATTTGGATTTATAATGCTACAACAAGTACTGCATCAGGAATTTCTCAATTTGTTATGCCTACAACATATGAAATCATGATAAAAAATGGAGGATATAATATTGTTGAAGAATTTACAAAAGAAGAAAAAGCTAGAATTACAAAAAATATATCTGGTAATACACAATCAGCATTATCATATTCATTAATAGGTGGAAATACATCATTTGAAACAAGAAATTTAGCTAAATATAATAGAGGAATATTACATCAAAATATTATAGATAATCCTGATTTAAGTATTAAAGCACAATGTAGATTAATGAAATATATTGCAATTAGAAATAATAATTTAGCATCAAGTACATTATTTGCTTATAGTAGAGGCGCATTATATTCATCAAAAACATATACTGAAATTATTGAAAAAGTAAAAAAAGATTTTGGTAATGATTATATACAAGAAGGATTGAATTATGTAAAAAATATATTTGGCTATTTAGGTGATCAAAATAATCAATATATAAAACCATTACCAAAGCCACAATCTTATTGGTTTGGCTATAAAAATTTAAATTTAGGATTACCTTTTAATGCTTTTGATGCAACAACTAAAGAAAGTAATTTAAAATTTGGAAATTCATAATAAATTATATTTTTGTTGCAGTAATATAAGATATACCATTATGTTCTTTATCTTCATATTCACAAATAATAATTCTATTATTATGAAAATGAAAATCTAATTCCTTTTTTTCGCAAACGCCCCAAGTATAATTTCCTAATGAATTTATATAATTATATAATAATTTTGAATAACCTTTATTTCTATATTCTGGTTCAATTCCGATAAATCCAACAAAAATACCTGTTTTATCTTTATATTTATTTAATTCTTCTTTTTTTACTTTAAGATTGATATTATAATAAAAATTATTATATTTAGGATCTTGAATATCATATATAGTATCATACATATCACCATATTCTAATATACAACCCCCAATTGTTTTATTATTTAAACATAATGATTTTGAAATTTTTTTATTAAAAAAATTTTTTATTTGATCATCAATATCATAATAAGAACCATGTAAAGTATATGATAATTTTCTAATTTGTTCAACATTTAATTTACATAAAACAGGATTATTATTAATAACTTCATTTATTATATTTTTTATTTCAATTAATAGCATAAAGTTATTATAATAAATTATTCTTTAATTCATATAATGAAATAATATCATCATTTACAGTTTTTTGATTATATAGCATTTTTTCTATTTTTTCAATAGATTCATTTATTTTATAATTTATATCATCATTTTTTAATGTATGTAATATTGATATTGTATCATTTTTTAATTCTTCAAGTAATGTTTTCTTTTCTTCTTTATTTGATTTAATTAATTTATTAAATATATTTTTATCATCTTCATTTAAAATATTATCATATTTTTTATTAAATTTATCAATAGCAATTTCGATAATATTATTATTATAATTTATTTGTGTATTATTAAAATTTTCATCAATAACTTTTTTTTCATTTTTTATATGATTTAAAACATTTAAAAATGATTCATGAATTAAATCAATATCTGGAATATCATTTTCATCTTTTTTTGAAACCTCAAATATTAAATTTAATATTGATTCATTTAATGAATTATAATTAATATCTGATTCATTAATAAATTCGTTCAATTTATTGTGTTCATTAATAATATCATTTTTTGAATAATTTTCAAATAATTTAATATTATTATCAATATATCTTGTTGCTATAATATCATTATCAATATTTTTACTTTTTAAATTTTTAAATACTTTATATTCTAATTGTAAAATAGGAGAATTTTTTACAATATCTAAAAATTTATTTAAATTTTCTTTAGATTCATTTAATATATTATCATTTAATAATGATTCATTAAGTTTATTTAAAATATTAGTTTTTACTATATCAACATCTATGTTTTTCATTTTTTTTATTTATTATAGTTGAAATAATTTATTATAAATAGTTTATTAAATATAAAATATATTATACTATATCATTATCCTTTATTTCAATATCAATAATGTTATTATTATCTAATAATTTATCTATTTCATTAATCATAGAATTAGCTTCAGCATTTAATTTTTTATTTCTTAAATCTATATCCTCAATAATTTTTTTATTTTTAATTATTTTTTTTGTATCTTTATTTTCATCATTATATATTAATTGATTAACTAAAGTATTATATTTTTTTATTTTCTTTTCAAATAAAATATTTTCTTTATCTTTTAAACCTTCACCTTCAACTGGAGGTAATTCAGCTGGTGTTTGAAATTCACCTTTACCTGGCTGTGGTAAATTTTCTTGATTTGTTTCTTCTGATCCTGGTTCAGGAGGATTTAATAATGCTTCTTCATCACCATATTTTTTATCTAAATCATTAAATAAACCAGTTTTCTTTATAATTAATGGAGAATCTTGTAATTCTTGTGCTAATGCTCTTTCCATTCTTTGTTGTTTTAAATCAATAACAATATCACTATCAGATTTATTAAATAATAATTTTTTTGCTTCTGTATGTGACATTGCAGCAATACCACCTTGTTCAGATTTTGTTAATTCACTATATGTCTGTGCTTTTTCTTTTAATAATTGTGCTTTTAATAATTCTTGTTGTGTTGATGGATTATTTAAAGTTAAAACAAAATTACCTAAATCTTCTTTATCAAAACCTAAATAATATAAATGAATCATAGCAATTTTATTCAATTCTTGAATCATTGCTTGTTGTATACGCATTATCTTTTTAGCAAAACGAATATCATATTGTGCCATATTTTTTCCGCCTCCAGCAGCATCTTGAAATGATAAAAATGGCTTTGGAATTGAAAGTCCTGTAAAAAGATTATCTCTAAGATATTCAATATCAGCAATTTCTGATAAATTCGTTGCTCCTGGTAAAGTATCTACACCAGTTACAGAATTTCCATTTCTAACAGGTAAAAAATAATCTTCATCAACTCCAAGTATATTATATCTGTAATCGAATTGACCGTTATTCATATCAACTTGCGGTGCTCTTTTAAAATTACTTGCAACCTTAAACATATATTCTTCAACATCATCATCATCTATATTTCCTACATCTATCTTAAATACTTTCTTTTCACCTGCTCTAACTATACGATATGTTAGCATAGCATCTTCTGCAAGACAATTATGAACAACGACTCCATTAGCTATAAAATTATGCAATTCAGATTCTGTTTCTAAATCCCATACTTCTCCAATTCCAATTGATTCTTTTTTTAATATTCTTTCTTCAACATGATTATCAACATTATTTATATTGTTAAAGTTTAAATATAAACAATATGATTTTTGCCTTTTTATTTTTTTATTAAAAAATGTTGTTTTAATTCTATTATCATTTAAAATTTTACCTACTTTAATATTACATGTTTGTGCTAAATTTCTTAAATCATTAATTAAATTATAATTAACTGAAGAGTATAATCCATTATTGTCACAACCATCTGCATCAAACATACCTTTAATAAAATTTATTTTATTTTCATATGATAAAGAAAAAACCCATTTTGGTATTTTTTTATTAAAAGCACCTGTTTTAAATTCTAATTTTTCAAAAATAGTTTTTAATTCTCTACTATAAAAATT